GTGAGAGCACCACCCTGTCCCTGGCCACGTGTCTGCGCCGGGTCACGGTGCCACGCCTTGGTGTCCTTTGCCTGGTGCGTAATAGCTGGCGCCACTGGACCACCCGCCTTAACAAAGGCATTCGCCGGCCCGCCAAATGTACCGCCCAGAGTCGACAGCCGCTCCTCGTTGATATTGGCTGGCAGAACGCGGAAGAACTGGTGGAAACCACCGGCTGCTGGAACATCCGCACCGACACCGATACCGCGGCCCACGTACTGGCGCTCGATGGACGCCAGGTTATTCATCTTGCCAGAGACACCCTGACGACTGTACAGGTCATACACAGGCTGACCGTACGGCTGCTTCGTTCCATTCGGCGTCATGTCATTAAAAGAAGAAACCTCCTGCTTGGGCGTCAGGCGGAAATCGTTAAACTGACGACCCGTGTTCGAAAAGATGTTCTTGGGATCCAGGGGAGCATCCTGCTGAGCAAAGTTACGATTCGTAACCTCAATCTTTTTGGTCGGGTTCATCATAATCATCTGGTCTGTGGTTAGTGGGGTGTCTTCCTTGTCACTCAGACGCTGCCCAGCAAACACAAGACCTACAACTGCAGCAAGTGCAAGTGGGTCCATATTATTATATAAAAACTTTTAAATTTCCGTACTCACGGGGGTCCTATTCGCCTACCGGGTGTTGTTCGGGATGGGCTTTCCGTACCGCTGGATGAAGCGATTATTCTGGTCATTGCTGTACGTGCTCACGGGGTCAGGGCTCCAGTACCGAATGGGCAGGTTGATGTACTGGTTGGGAAAGTCGTACGGCTTGTCGGCCCATGTGCCGTTAAAGGCCATGGTACTCTGGGGGCGGAGCATGTCATCCGACTCTACCATCTCAGTCAGAAGACGGGTCATATAAACATCCTGCTGGATGTTTCGCATCCCTGGCTGCAGATTGTTTGGCATTATTATTACTTGCAAATGTTTTTTACTTACGACCATTGCCACCGCGCATCTGGACTTGCTCCGGGAAGTGCGTGCGGCCCATGAAGCCCTCGTCGGCGCCGCACATCCACGGCCCACTGTCATCCTTGCACATCGGCGAGAATGGCACACCGTAGGCCGCCTGAGCAAACGCCGTCTGGTCATTAGGAATCAGACCATTGTTCGGGGCGGTGTAGAAACGGCTGGACGCATCGTACTGCCACAGCTTACCACGGTCCTTGCCCAAGTCCTGGTCGAATGGGTGGATTTTAGACCACACATTCTTCACCTCGTTCGCGACGCTGGGATACCACGCTGCCGGTGGCCGGTCTGGCTGGTCCTTGATGTCCGTCAGGAGTGCGTTCCCCATAGGATTGTTAAGCGTCGGCATCTGGACAGATCCGCCGAGCATACCGGCCGGCCGAGCATCGCTGTAAGCTGGCCGAACCGAATCCATACCACGAATCATCTGGTTGCGGTACATGTAAAACAAGACGCCAATCACGAGTGCGCCGAGTGCAAAGACGCGAACGTCCCGCTGGATAAGGTAGACAATGCATGTGGCATAAATCACGAAACGTGTAGTCGCCTGTGCGCGCTCAGTTGAAGACTGGCTCGCATTCGGCCAGAACTGCAGAAGCTTGTCTGAACGGAAAATTTCTTTTGGGTCCATATCTACTATTTTTAAACATATTTATTTTTTACGCTGCCCGGGCTTCTTCTTCTTGGGTGCACCTGGAGCTACTGGGGGACGAGCTCCCGCACCACCAAGTGCAAGTGGGCTCATGGCGCCACCGCTACCCATCAGTGAGCTGAACAGCGACGACATCGCCGACATGTCGAACGAACCCGTCTCTTGCATATTCTCGGCACACTTCTCGGCGACGCTCTCAATCATCGAAAGCGTCTCGGGTGGGAACATGGTGATGGTCGTACCTAGAATATACAGCGTCTGCAGATACTGCCAGATGGCAGCGCGCGTCTGCTCACTCAGCTCTGGCGATGCCCACAGCTTGTCAATCTGCAGCTCTGACAGCCAGCCTACATTCTTCGAATCATCCGTGAAGAACGTAGCATCCTTAGCCATCAGCTTCTCGGCGTACGGCTTGACCGCATCCATATAGTTGTCCAAAGGGAGACGCGGCGTCGCGGCGCGCGCCATCTTAAACTTCATCTTCGACTCATAAATGGCCTCGTCCTCCGGGAAAGTTAGCACGAGCTCATCAAGGAACTGTCCCATCATGTCATTGAAACTAGTGATGGTCGACATACTGTACTGTCTAGTACTATTTAACAAACTTTAAGTGAAGTGATGGTTGACAAATGCCAAAAATCCTATTATTGTATCCAAAAGTAGAACCTTCCACGCGTGCTCCTTCACACCCCTGAAAGCCAGCACCGCAAACAGTCCGTACATAAAGGCGTGTACCGGCCTGAGGTCGTTCCACCAGATGGCCTGACCACCCGTCTCGACCCCAGTCTTGCGCCAGCCATTGACGTAAATAAGGGTGAATCCGACTGAAATAGCCAGAGCAAAGAGACCGAGCCACGGGAGCAGCGCCGGGAAGCGGTACGCGACGTACGTGAGGCCGAGGCGGGCGCCCATGCACCCGATGAGGAACATCAGCATCCGCTTGAGCTCCATCTTACTGTAGACCTAGAAAGGTTCTGCGACGAGCGACTCTCTGTGGGCGTTGCCCTGGTGCACGATAAAGTAAACCAGGATGCCGACCAGGAGGGCCGGCTTGGCAAACTCGGAATTCTGGGTCACCTTCTGACCATTCATGCGAGCCTTCAGGTAGACATAGGCGACCGTGACAGCCGCCGCGATGCCTGCTGCCATGATTGGATTGCGGAAGGTGTGGTCATCAATCATTTAATAAATGTTTTTATTAAAAAAATCGAGTCTGGACGAATTGAGTAACAGTCATGTCGGTCGGCTCTTCCAACAAAAGTTCTTTATAAATTTTTATAGGATCCGTCCCTTGGGCAAGTAGACTGACAGTGTACAGTGTCAACAGACCGACCATGTGTACCGGGCTACTCTCACGTGATCCATATACCATAGGAATTATATGTAAAATAATTCTAACAATTACAAAAGCAGGGTTCAGTCGACCACGGGTCGATATGTAAATCTGTCCAAAGACCGTCGCCACCAAACTCAAAACAATTAAAAAAAATAATTTTAATTTTAATAAAAGTGCTGAGAAAAGGAGCCAGAGTGAGAACACCTGGTACCACTTAATCATATATATGTTTTATAAAATTTTGCAAGAATAATTGTACCAGTGACAATCACCTGACCGATGGAAATTATAAAAATTAATTTTTCCTGTTTACCCATACAATCACACTTCTTCTTGCGCGCGTCAACCACATAACTGAGAGTCACCGCGGCAGCCACTGCCGTCAACACAAGCATGAGTGCCAACAGCCAAACTTTTCGGTACACTATGGCTATGATGTTGAGCAGTATCGCCAAATAATAATAATTTTCTAAAACAATTTTTCGATTATCCTTGGCACATTCACAACCCTGTAGACCCTGGACCCACCGGAGCGCCCCTATGAGCAAAAATATTCCGATAATATTTAGCAGAATCATTCCTTAGCATCATCAAACAAATTTTCCCGGTGCACCTGTGGCGGATTGAGTGAAGGCGTCACTGCGACCGTCTTGGTCCCGCCGGGTGTCTCGGCCGGGTGGTTGACAGACCCTGCCGGTGCAAGCTCGCCTTCCTCAACAGGCTCCTCCTCCATTTGCTGTCCCTCTGGCGCCATGGGCGCTCCCTCCGGTACTGGATTCTCACCAAGTGGGTCTAGTGGGTCATCTGTCAGTGGAGGGCCCTCGTTGTCGTCCTCCTCACCCCCCTCGTCAATGTCCAGGTTGTTCTCGTCTGGCATCACGATGTACGTCTTCAGAATCTCTTCGGTCGGCACAAGGGTATCGATTGTGTCTCGGATGCACTTGGTGAACCGCTTGTTCAGCACCTCGTTGCGCTGCGACACGGGCATCTCGTCACTGATGACGTAAGGGTCGTCGTAGATGTCCTTGGCCGCGTTGATATAGGCTGTGTGCACAAAGATGTCATTGCCAGGTAGTTTCAGAGAAATCTTTTTGCTCTTTGGGTCGATGCGAATCGCGCTCAGAATCTTGACGTGGCAGACAAACACGGCCGCCATCAGGTTCGGGAAGAGCGAGTTATTCTTGACGATGTCCTCAACGTGTTTCTTCACCTTTGTGTTTGACCAGCTGTGCTTCACCTCACGCAGGAGCTCCTGGTAGGTTTGCAGGGTCCGCCGGCCCTTCGCCTTCATTTTCGCCTCGAGCCAGATTTCCCAAAATGTGTCAATCATCACGGGAAGCATGGCGTCACAGAGCTTGTTAGTGTACTTGCGTTCAGCCTCTACCAAGACATCCATTACTTTTTTGTTTTATTTTTGTTTGCAGATTGAATCGCGCTGACAACTTTTTCTCTTTGAATATATAAATGGACCCTCTGATTCTGATTGCGGTCATTGCCGCCGTGATACTTTTCCTTCTGTACGTGACAGGCCGCGTGCAGATTGGCCGCAAGCGCCAGGAGCGCCCCGGTTACATGTGGCGGCCTGTGCCCACCCCAGACTGCCTGTACCCTACGCCCCAGGGTCTGTGCAAGCAGCCGTACCACCTTGAGGTTTAGACCCTGACCCGCAGGGTCCGGTGAATATGGCCCTACGGGCCAGCCTTAGAGCCGCGGATTGACTCCTCGAATCATGTTTGCAGTCTTTTGCAGATTGACCAGTGACGGCAGGATGTCATCCCCGTGGTCAATTATTTCTGTTTGCTTTTTAGTATCCTTGACAAACCAGGTCACCTCGAGGTCGATTAGGCCTTGGCGGTACACCTGGTAGCCCAGATTCTCCAGTTGGCGC